TTTTCTAAAGTATTACCTTGCTCATATAATTCTATAATTTTTTTATCTCTTTCTTCTTTATTCATAATAACCTTTTGATTTATAATAATATAATATGGAACATTTACCTGTCCTAGTAAACGCTCCGTGTTAAAAAAATCCTCTCAATAATGAGGGGATTTTTTTATAACTTAAAAGTTAATGGTCAATTCTAACTCGACATCCAGTTCGGAACTGTTGCTGAACTTTTGACCGCACATGCGACCGCACGGGGATTTACGACCACCTGAGAAATTTGTTCGACAAATAACCAACCGTACTGTGGAGCTCCAAAAATGAACTGATCTGCGGGTAGTACAGTAAGATCAACACGAATAGGCATAGCACCTAAGTATCGTCCTTCAGTTACTGCAAAAATCATACCTTCAGGAACAGAAACAGATTCAATACCTGCTTCATCAACACCAGCTGTTACATAGATGTTAACTCCCCAAATAGAACCAAAAATACCAGTAAGCAGAAGATCACGAGAAGTAATTGGATCGTAATCGATTGCGTTGATATTTTTCTTTAAATCACCAAGTTCAGCTCTGTTCATAATAAACTTATCAACAAGTAATCTGTGTCTTTCAACTTCATACTGAAGAGTTTCAAGAACTGATTTGGAAACCGTAGAAGTTACGCTAATAAGGCTGTTTTCTAGACTAGCTGCTTGATAAAGCTCACGAAGTCCTTGACGGTCTTCTTTCAGCATAATCTGAAAAGTAGTCTTATCGTGTGTTCTATCAACGATATCGTACTGACGAGTAGCGATTTCAGAGATAGTTATTTTAGGCATTGCAGTAACAAGAAATTCTGGTGGGAATATTCTATTACCTTGTACCATAGACTCGATAGTCTGTCCATCTTCTTGTATAACAAGAGCAGTAACATTAACATCTTTTTCATAAGAGTTAATCTGTCCTTGAGCAAGTTGATGAGTTCTAAATACCTGACGAATGAAACCTTCATAATCTAGACGATCTAGAATAAGGGGAATCATTTCTGATCCAAAGCGAAGACGTTCAGCTTCATCTGATGCAAATACAGATTCAACAATCTTAGCTTTTTCTTCAGTTGTGTAATAAGATTCAGCTTGTTTACCAGGTTTCTGATAATTTCCTCTAAGCTGAGCGAATCTCATTTGTTGCGTAATCGCATCTTTTTTATCGTAAGCATTAAGTTCGCCTTTACTGTCGAACATATTTGAATCAGATTCTGCTACACGACCTGCTGAGTCAACTCCACCAAATCCTTTTGGATTCAAAAGTCTTTCGTCATACTTTTGCGGAGTAGCACTAGCTGTTACTATCTTTTTTTCCATGTCTTTTGCCCACATGTGTAATCCTCCTAAAATTTATTCGAGTCTCATTTGAAATTGCAATTCGGGATTCCCAGCTGTTGGCTGTTTAGTAACAAACCCAAAGGCTGTTCCTGTTCCGCTAGTTGTGGGTAATCCATTTGCACTGACTCTGATGACAGCATTCACTGTCCAAGCAGCATTGGTTTCATATGCAAGTGTAGCGATCTCACCATTACCTTCTATAACTGAAGCAGCACCAGAACCTATAGTTTGGTCCAACCCCGTAATATTTGGATCATGATAAGTGTAGTCAATTAAAATGAGATCTGTTGTTCCTATACTTCCAGATGCTTTATGAATAATTAGACCATGGGTATAATCCACAGTATAATCGGTATCTTCTATATAAAGGGTTACTCCAGTAGAATCATAAACTCTAACTGTGCTAGTCTTAACATAAGCATATGTTAATGCTATGTAAGAACCTGCTCCTGTAAAAATACCTTCTTCATCTTGAACTGGAACATAGAAATTAACTGTTTTATGACAATTGTATAAACCTAAAACTTTTGTAGTAGTATTATCAGCAACAATAGCTAAACTGTTACTGTCCAATGCTGCCACATAACCAGCAATAAACTGAGATTCAGGATGTACCATTCTCCAACCAGGAACAACATTACCACTAATTCGTCTTACAGAATTTATGATTCCATTACGTCCTATTGGAGTTTCTGCTACGCTTACTGTCACAGTATTATGTCTCCTTACTGCTTACTTCCTCTATCGAGGAGATTTTAAAAATATATAATTACTAATCTTTAACAGATTTTTGAGTTCTTAGTTAAAAACTGTTATGGCTATTTCTAACCACAACAGTTTATTTTTTACTTAGTACGTGCTAGTTAGTTCCATTTGAATGTAAAGTGTTGGGTCAGCAGATGTAGGAAGTTGTGTAACGTATCCTAAAGAACCATCTGATCCGCCAGTACTTGCTAAACCAATAGCATTTGGTGTAACTTTTGTTCCAAGAGCAAAAGGACCTGAATTAGCATTGAATTTAGTTATGTCATAAATTAACAATCCTACTTCACCTGATCCTTCCATAACAGAAGCTTTCTTAGATTTAATAGTCTGATCTAATTCTGAAAGGTTTCTGTCTTGGTACAGATAAGAAACTAATACAGTATCAGTAGTTCCAATAGAACCACCACTACCTGCAGCTACGTGTGTAATAACACCAGTAGTATCATTAACAGTATAATCTGTAGTTTCAGTATATGCAGTAACACCAGTTGAATCTGTTACAACAATATAAGTTGCTCTAAGATATGTATTTGCTAATGTTACAGTTGAAGCTGCACCAGTAAAAGTTTTGCTTTCATTGATTACAGGCTTGTAGAATGCAGTAGCCTTATGGCAATTAAAAATACCAACTAATTTATCAGAAGTTGCAACAGCTACTTCTAATTCTCCATCAGTACCAAAAGTTGCTATTTGACCTTGCATAAAATCTGCATCTGCGTCTACAGCTCTTGCACCAGTTTTAATAAAACCACTTCTTTTTTTTGCGGAATTGACTATTCCACGACGACCTAGTTGTGCTAAGGGCATAATATAAATCCTCCAAAAATTTTTTTTACTTATAATCTCTCACGAGCTACAGTTTCCCAAAAACGTTTGTAATCGTCACTCTTCTCTTTAGAATTTTTAGATCCTCTAAGAGGGGCTGTTTCTACACTCGCTGTTTTCTCTCGTTGTTGTTCAGTAGTAGCTTCTACAGCTACTTCACTAGCCTCTTTCGTTCTGTAATTTACAACAGATTCTGAAATTTTTACGAATTCATCGATGTTTTTCTCCATGAAAGTTTCAAAAGCTTCTTTCATAATAAGAGATTGAGATGCTTCATATCCATCGACAAATGAATTAAATGCAATCGCTTCAGCAGCTTCTTTAGTAAGACCAGCTTCTTCCATGTTTTTAACCATTGCAGTTTTAAGAGGATTATCAATCAATCCCTTAAGTTGCTGGATAGATGCTAGTTCCACAGAAAGTTTTGCTTTAGCTCTTTCATTCTCAATACTATTTTGACGTACACGTTCTGCTACCTCAATTGAAACTTTTCCAGCTGCAGGAGCACTAACTGGTTTCCCAGGTGCTTCACTAGGTGGTCCGTTTTGAACTGTAGGATTCTCAGTAGAAAGTTGCTTCGGTGCAATGCTCTCACTATCAGAATGATTTCCGCCTTTAATTTCTGTGTTAATAGTAGAAGCTTGATCTTTTGCAGTCTGCTCATTGATGTTATCAACATTTTGCTTATTAAGATCTTTAAAAGGATACTCATTAGCTTCTTTCTTAAGTTCTGCAACACGTTTCTCTAATTTAGAAAGAAGTTCAGAAGCTGTTACATCACCTGCTGCTTCTTCTGTTGCACCTTCTTCTGTTGCTCCAGTAGTTTCATCAGTTTCTTCTGCTTTCTTTTCTAAGTCTTGCATGTCTGAACTCTCCTTGTCTTTTTTGTCTTTAATAAAATCTTTAAAGTTATTGTCTTTAGAATCTTTATCATCTTTATCATCTTTATCATCTTTATCGTCTTCTTTGTCCTCTTTAGCTTCTTTGTCTTTGTCTTTGTCTTTAGAATCTTTAGAGTCTTTAGGTTTAGATTCTTTAGAATCTCCCGAACTTTTACCCATAGTTACATCCATAGCTTTTTGGCTACCATCGGGGGAAACATCACCAGCAGCTGCTTGTTTAGAATTATCTTCATCACTGGCTGCAACTCCATTATTTTCTGGTTTTTCGTCTGGCTTGTCTTTTTTAGGTCCATCAATCAAACCTTTCGCTTCATCCATAGGTTCTTTTGACTTATCCATTTCATCATCAAGTTTGTTAGCGTCATCAGCGGGTAATGAATCATCACCACTCATCTCTCCACCTTTATCTAACCAACCAACGAGTTTTTGAATTGCATCTTTTAGTTCACCAATGATTCCATCTAATCCACCACTCTGCTCACCCATAGGATCTGACATCGGACCAGGTCCCATATCCATTCCTAAATCCATACTATCTCCCATGCCACCAAGTAGTCCTTCAAGTCCTGGCATAGCTTCTTTTTTGAGTGCTTTAATTCCGGCTTGTCTAATGTATTCATTTTTGTAATCTTTAATTACGGATGCTAATCTACGGCGAGATGCTGAGATACCTTCAATTACTTCAGAAGCGTTTGCTGCTTCTTTGACTATTAAGGTACCATCTTTTAATAATGCCTGTTTCATAAAATTGCTCCTTGTAAAATTTTTAGTACTTGCTGCAATCGGGTTTACACCCGTTGTATCGTTATCCGGTTTTTTAGGAGGCATAGGAGCTCCTGGTGCTGCACCTAATCCTGGGAGTCCGGGGGCAGGTCCTGAAGCTTCTTGTAATTTGTCTAATTCCTCTTGATACCCTTTGTTCATAGCGTCTTGAAATAATTCTTCAACAGAATTCATTTCTCTAAAATCCATTAAATCGATAAATCTATCTGTTCTCCACTCCTCGGATAGTAACTCATCCAAAAGTTCGTCAGATGTTTCAACATCACCACGATTCATAATTTTGGTAATGTCTGTACGAAGAGTGTCTAATGAATCATAATTAAGTTGATCTTCAGGAGATATTGTAGGTGCGGGTGCACCCGGCTTTGGTGGCATTCCCGGTGCTCCGGATCCACCAATAGGAGCTCCTGGTTGTCCCATGGGTTTTGGGGCTCCACTCATACCAGTAGGTGTTAACGTATCTTTAGATGGATTAATGGGGGTCTTACTTCCTTCCCCATGTAGTTGAGGCATCTCTGAAAATTCACCTAAATTGCCAGGACCTTCAGGCATAGCTTCTCCACAATCAAAAATTTAGTTGATTTAAAATATAGAAATGATAATCAAAAGTTTAAGGATAGAATACTAAAAATTTTGATTATTTGAATTTGATAAGCTCATTCATACTGCTGGCTAAGTCCGGCTCTTGACTATCTAGAGAAGGGCTTCCCTCTATATTTGGGGAAGTAGTATCCTCAATAGCATTTATAGAATCTGTACCCATACTATTTTCAATGGGACTAATTGGGCTAGGACTAGATGGCATTTCATTTTGGGGTGTGTCTTCAATAACAGAATCCCCAAAGAGTTCCTCTTCTTCTTCCTTTTCACCAAATAGATATTTATTGTAAAAGTTGGTTAATTCTTGTTGGTTCTTTGATTGTTCAAATAATTTGCCCATAAGTTGCTGTAGGAATTCTTTTTTAGGCATTTTAGCACTTCTTAAATCAAAAGCATTATTTACATCATAATTAACAGACGCATAAATTATTTGAAATGCTTTCAGGTCTATGTTAGCATCTTTTGCCCAATCCATAAAAGCATCCTTAATTTCAAGAACTCCCCTGGTTTGGCTTGCATATTTCCAAAAATCTTTAGTATGTTTCTCTACAGAGTTTATGCTTAACATAGATTCCTCTCCTAAATTACTTGATATTAAAAATATTAGTTACAGATCAGTAAAATTTAAGGCAATTTAATAAAAAAAGTACTTGACGATCCCAATTAGTTTATGTATATTATGTCCATAAACTAAATAGAATAATTAAATCTTAAATTAAAAATTCCAGATATCTTAACTACAGGAGCATAATTATGGGTAATGTTATTCAATTTAATAAATCAACGAGTCATACATATTGTGAAGAAATGTATTTTGTGGAAGCTATAGATCATTTTTATAAAAATTATGAGCCCAATAGCCGATTGAAGCCCCCCGTAGATTATAACCCAATATTGTTTTATGGAGGGATGTTAGATGATATAAATTATTACACATCTTTTACGAAAAATAAATGGATTTGGAATAATAAGAATGTAACAGATGAAAAAAAAGAATTGATTAAAATGATATCATCAGTTTTAAGAAGACATCTTAATGTAAAATTCCCATTTCCACATTTTTATATTAGAGAAACTTATAAAGAAAATTCGGAAATAATAAATGTTTTTCACATTAAAGAAAAAGCATATAGAAGATATTTAATTCCAAATGTAGATTCTTTATTGGAAAAATTTGAAATTACTCCTGAAAAACCAATAGGTAGTTATCGAGATACAGCATCTTCCGTATTTGGTATAGGGAGGAGAAACTATTTAGATAAATTTTTTAAATATATACAAGATATAACAGATGAAGATTATCATAAGTCTGAATCATTAGATACTATAATCCAGACTTATAAATTTACTAAACACTCTGTTGTATTGCTACATCTTGCTGAATAGGCTCTACATTAGTTTGTTGTGATATCATACTTTGAGCAATAGATTCTATTTTACCACTATTTAATATTGAGTCCCAATGAGCATCTAAATATTTAGTAAATTCAGTCATAACAAGTCGTACAATATTTCTATTATTTCCTAAAGTTAATAAATGATTACTAATTGTTTCTACTATTACTCTTATATGATCATTTCTTTGTGAGTGTAATAATGAAATTACTTCATTTATAACCTCATTACTATTAGCGTTTCTTTCTAATGCTTTTGTAATATGATCGGATATATTAGCAGATAAATAATCTAATAAAGATTGTTCTATTGTGGGTTGTACACTCGTATCATCCAAGGCATCTCTTGGGTCTGCAATATTTGGATTTGTTTTGAGAAATGAATCTAATGCAACTATGAAGAAATTGAAGGCATTCAATATTTGCTCTGTCCCCAAATAAACAGCAATTTTATAGAACGTGTCATGCACATCCTTGGATATTTTATTCCAATATGATTTTACATTATCTAATTTAAAATTTTTACCATCTATCCATTGCAGAAAAGCATCTTCCATATTGTGTGTGCCTTTTAAATTTTCCGCATATCTCCAAAAATCTTTTGTACAACTTTCTGTATCTCTTTTATCATCTAATTCCTCTTGGATCCAAGTGGCAGCTGCAGTCTCCGATTCATTTAGTGAAGATTTTTTTTCTAATATAGAAAACATTGCCATCAAATTAGATTTATCAGTGATATCTAAATCCTTTGCTATAATTCCTATAGGGGCTTCTGGTCCTTGCATATGTATTTGTGTCGTAAATTCAACAACGTTCTCATTAGCTGATCTACCAGAATTTTGATCGCTACCTACTTTCATTGGTTCTTCAGGAGCCATTTCTTTTGTAGGATCCCCACCCAATTCACCACCGGAATCTGTTTCTTCTTGTGTTGCAATACCCATAGACGCAATCTCAGAAATTAAATTAGCAGTTTCCTCATCTATCTGGGAAGCTTGCTTAGTATTTGAGTTATCAGATGCAAATTCAAGTTGTTGACTAATTAGATTAGGGTCTTTAGACTTCAAAATCTTACTTGTTTCCGTAGAAATATCATTTATATCCTGCATAGTAAATATACCATTACTCATTTGATTCCATTGTTCGATCTCTCGAGCCAATGCTCCATACCAAGCTTTCAAAGGATTGTATATCTCATCCTTTTTTATTTCTGTTACAGGAATTCCAGATTCCCTAGCTATATTAATTTTTTCTGATATAAAAGATGTAAATTTGTTTACAACTTCCTTTATAATTTGTTGTTTAATCTGATTTTTATCTTCCATACCTTCAGGAGCAGCAGTATCCGGAACACTATTGATTGCACCTACTTCTTGTTGGGGTTGTTCTGGGGGGGCTATTGGTGTTGTCTCTAACATTTCAGATTTTCTTAATTTAACAGGCAAATCAGGGTTAATTAATCCTTGTAATAGATTATTTATAGTATTTGCTTGTTTTAATAAAATATTATCAATAGTTGCCATGGTTTCCTCCTTAGGCACTTCTTTTTCTTTTAGAGATAAAGGTTCCGTTTTCTTTTTTTCACCGATTTCTTCGCTTGTTTCTTCAGGAACCCTATTTACAGGTGTTGTGTCCTTTTCCTTGCGTTCAGGCTCTTCACCACGTTCTTCTTTGGTTTTAAATGTTATATGTACTTGTAATTCATTTTGAAAAGCTCTATCTGTATTATATTTTAATTTAAATTCACGTATAATATCAGTATATTCACTTTTAGTCTTTACTTCCTGGGTATCTACTTTAATACCATTTTCATAGATGTCAACTATGTATCCTTTACCTACTTTAGCTCCAGGTTCTTTCTTTCGAATGAATATATCAGTCCCAACACCTGGGGTGATATTACTTTCTTCAGATTTTCTAAGATTGAATGACATTATTATTTAATGGTATCCTTTATTGATATAAATTTTGCTAAAGTACTTAATATATAAGAATCTTTTACTTTTTCAATTATATCAAATAATTCTTCTTCTTTTACCCAAAAATTTTTACTATTCTCTTCATCAACCGTACCATCACCTTTAGGTTCAGAAAAAACACCATCAGTTACATTAACCAAAAAAATTCTATCTGGTAATGTACGATCTTTACCTAAAATAAGATCACCCACATCCATAAGATCTTCTTCATTTATGTTTGATATACCAGCTTCCTCTTCTAATTCCCTTATTGCTGTTTCTTCGAATCCCTCATCATCGTCAACACGTCCTGTGATAACAGTAATAAAATCATCATGGAGAGGGTTACTTTCTTCTCTTAATAAAATTTCTAATGAGCCATTATTCATTTTATAAGGTAATACAGCAACACCAAGAGCCCCTACAGCATAAACATATTCATCATTTGTTTGCTTTACAGTAATCCATTTATTCTCAAAAAGAACTTCATCGGAATCAGATGCTTCAGACCCCACTTTTACTAATTCAGATATGCTAGACATTTTATACCAATTAAACATTAAGCAATCCTTTTAGCTTCTAATTCCTGCAATTTACCAATAAGCATTTCTAATTGATTAGCAAGTCTCTTCTTCTCGTTAGAAGTTCCTGCTTCTTTTATCATACTATAAACAGTTGACATAACACGAGCAACTTCCAATCCTTCCTCAGATTTTGCAACTTTAAGTAATCTACCAGGAACTATTTTTGAAACAGCATCTATTACAAATGCTGTTGGACAAGCTGGGGCATTGACTATAGATAATTCATAAAAATCAACACCTTTAAGAAGCTCTGCAACTTTTTTACCATTTGCTCTACCCCCACGATTATAAATCAAATGATCACAAAATTCATCATCAGATTTTATCTCTTTACCACAGGCAGTACATATAGAATATTTAATTGAGCACCCCATAGAAGTGCTTACTCTAGTAGGATAATCTTCGAGTACTCTCGCAATACCAGGAGCTTTAGTTGGATCCAAGCCAAATAGTGTAGTAACATGCATGTCATCATATTTGTCTTTTAATATGACACTATCAAACAATAAACCTATTGCAAATTCTAAACTGCTAGATTTATGATCTCTGTAAAGTGCTGCAGTTTTAAAAGTTTGATATCTTTGTATATTTTTTTCGGGATGAATATCTATTAATTCATCATAAATAAATAAATCTGAATTTTTATTTACAGCGTGTTCCCAAAGAGCTTTTTTATTTAAAGTACCATAATAATCACCAAAATCTAATGCTCTTGTAGTACCATAAATCCAATTATCAACAGTAGGGGATAACCAATGAATTGCATGTTTTGTTTCTATAACTTCTGCTATTTTATCTTTATCTTTTTTATTAAATTCATGGAAATGTTGATACCCAACACCCAAATTTTCACTATATTTATTATTCATGAGATCTCCTTAATTAAAAAATCTTATATT